TCTTCTTCTTTTTTTGGAGTTGCTTTTTTTTCTTCTTCTTTTTGCTCTAAATCATCTAAAGTTGCATCAGTAGAAGGACTTGATAATACTGGACCTATTCCTAAAGGATTACTTTCTTGTATTCTGCCCTCTATTACTTCTTTGTCTGGTTGCAAAAAATTTAATATACTAGAACCAAATTTAGATAAATAACTTTCTTCATCAGGCAATCCATCCTGCGCTCTTATAACACCACCTTCTGCCATAGCTTGAGGCTCTGCAGCTGGTGATTTTTTATTAAATATGTCTGCAAAAGCGCCTAATCCTGCTATTGTTGAGTCAGGTCTTCCATATGTATTTCTACCGGGTCTTTGTGGGCCCTTACCACCAAACCCTAAAGGTTGCCCTATTCTATTTTGACCTGTATTAAAAGGTGATCCACCAAAACCATTAAGAGGTCTTCTGTCGTATCGCATGTCTGTCATAATTGGATTAAAAGGAGCAGGTTCTGGCATAGCTAAAGGTTGTTGTATAGGCATATTTGAATTCATTTTACCTATATTTTGCGATACTGTGTCTAACATTTGTTGATTACGACTAACGCTTTCTGCTATTCCTTCTAACAATCCTCCTTCAGCATATCTTTCTACTTCTCCTCCAGACCTCATAGATTTAGGCATCATAGAGCCAATGCCCTCAGAATCTGCACTTGCTGGAGCCATAGCCTCTGGCATACCCATCATACCTGATTGAGGCACACCTGCTGATGCCACAGCTTCTTCTGCTACTGTAGGTTGATTTTGTGCTTGTCTAGCTTCTAGGTCACCCTTAACTCTTTTTCTTCTGTTTAGTTCAGATAAAACAAGAAACTGCGGTGTAGTTCCACTAGGTTGCTGCATTTCTTTTACAAGTTGATCTTGAGAGAAGTTTTTTAAATCATCTTGAACTTGTAATAGATTCATCATTATCCTGTTATCCCTTTATATAAACCAAGACCAGCTATGCCCGTTCCTAATAAGTCTTGAAAAGGGTCTCTATTTTGTAGCTTGGTTGTCTCTGTAGACGGTTGAACTGGAACACCTCTTAATATTGAGGACAAGAATGTAAGGTCTTCTCTTGGCATATCTCTTTGCCTTACAAAATCTTCATATGACAAGTCTAATCCTGCTTGCTCTCTAGCCATTCTATCTTTTGATATCTTTTCTAGTAATTGAGCTGACTCTATATCACCTGCTCTTGCCTTTTCACCGAGTGCAGCAAGCTGCGCTGATTGACCAGATAAGCTTTCTGCGGCAGATAGTCCCATCTTTTCTGCTTGCGCTCTAGCATCTCTGTCTGCTCCAAACTGTTGTTGTGCCTGCTCAAATGCTTTTTGTTGACCTGTAGCTTGTATTTCTGCAAGTTGTCTTTGTAAACCTTCGCCTGCTAATGCTTGTTGAACACCTTGTCTAGAACCGCCAAATGCACCAGCTTGATTAGCTGCAAAGTTACGATCAGCTTGACCTCTATTGAAATCTAATACAGCTTGATTTTTTTGTACATCTAATACGTTTTGTAGATATGGAGACATATATTTTTGCGCTTGTGCAGAATCAAAGTCTTGAGACTGATATCCCATACCAGATAACGCTCTATTCATACCTGCTGATGTACCTGCTTGTGCAGTGTCTAATCCAGCTATACCACCTTCTGCGGCTGCTCTTGCCATCTCTCTTGATCTTGCGGTATCTGTATTCTCATCAGCAAGTCTTTGTCCTTCATATGGAGTGTATTCACGCTTAGACTCAGCTTCAGCCCTTTTCATCATATCAATGGCATATGGCTCAAAGTATTTAGGTAAATTACTTTGTACTATATTTTGTTCTGTTTGTTGTGGCGGTGCCTTAGAACCTTTACCCATTATCTATCTCCATTTTGTAAGCAATATAATCTGGCTCCCAGTTATATCTTTTTAATACTCTACCCCATGCTTTTCTACCATAACCCTCTAAAGCACAACAGTCACAGTCTGTAGCAAATTTTGTTAATTTTTCCATAGCAAGTGGCATCCACTCAGTCATTCTATTGCCACCTATCCAATCCATAGCTAAAGATTTCTTGTTAGGATATGCAATTACTCTTGTTGTTATACCAGCTACCACCTTGTTTCCTTCTAATTCTTTGTCTATAGCAAGCCATAAACTATAAGTACCATTCTCTATATCACGGTAAATATCATCTATATGAAACTTACCATTACTTGTAGCAACTGCCTTTGCAAGCATCGAAGCTACATCCTGCCAAACAACGTCTAGAGCTTCTCTAGGTATTGCTGTGAAGATCATGCAGGTAACATCATCTCGTCAGGTATTGCAGGTGGCTGTGTAGTTCCACCAGTTCTTAATTCTCTAACTCTATCCATCATATCTTCTAACTTATTAGAGCCTGCATCAGATGAGCCGTTTCCTATACCACTAACAACATCAGCAGGAACAACAAACTCCCCGTCACTAAGTAAAACATCTTGATCACCTTCCATAGTAGCTGGAACCATGTCTGCCATGCCGTCACCAGCACCTTCTATCTTACCGTCTCCTTCTTGCGGACCAGCTGGAATGTCACCAGACTGAACTCTTGCTACAAGGTCTTGTAAGGCCTCTTGACCAAATTGTGATACAAACTGTGCTAGTATTACTTTTTGTTGATCAGGGTCGCTTATTTCGCCTTGTATAACGTCTATAGCGCCACTTATTAACTCTTTGTCATTCATGCCATCTTCAGTCATGCCACCAAGACCCATATCCATAGGAGCCATGCCATCATCTTCTAATGGGCCACCTTCTGCAAAGTTCTTTGCAATTCTATAATCGAACTCACCTTTTTTGCCTCCGTCATAACCCATCTCAGGAAAAACTGATGTGTTCTTAATAGGCATACCTCTTGGCATTACAGGATCATCTTCTGGTTTTTTATATTCTGGCATTTGCATTGAGCTTGCTGCTAAACCACCAAGTCCTGTTCCTATTGCTTCTGGTCTAGTTAAACCTGACATAAAGCCACCAGCTTCAGACATTGGAGCATACCCGCCTACACCACTAAAGCCACCACCTGCTGATCCTGTAAGATCAAAACCATATCCAGCATTAGGTGTAGGAGGTGGACCCATTTTTCCCAATGCATCAGATGTACCCGGCATTCCGCCACCCATTTGACCACCTAAATATCCACCAAGTCCACCAAGAGCTGCACTCTGTAATGCATCTTGTCCGCTACCACCTTGTAATAACGTTCCTATTCCTGTTCCTAAAGCAGATGCCATAAAGGCAGGCATAACAGTTGATGGTATTAATGAGGATGCTGCCATCCCTAAAATTGCTGGTAACATATTAGGCTCCTACTGCTTTCATTCTGCTTATTAATCTTTCTGCTCTATTAGGCACTTGCGTTCTCCATTTTGAGTTATGCATTTCTTTTGATGCAGATTCCCAATCACCTTTATTTACAGCCAGTTTTAGTTTACTAAACTTTGAGAGTCTTGTGTACCCCAAATTATACATCATATTGCATAATATTAATTTTACTTCTTCTGGTAGCTTATAAAAATCTTTATATAATTTTTCACAATCTTCTATAGTTCCTACTATATCATCATTAAAACAGCTGTTTATACGCTTCCTGCTTACCGCTGTACCTACTGGCATACCATGTTCTGGGTCTGTCTTTTTTACAAGGTGACCTATCCCAAAAGTTGGTAATTTTAAATGATCGAGGTATATTTCAGGTACATTTCCCTCGTCTGCTTCTATTTCTTCTCTTAATTGTTCTATATCCACGACTATCTCCCTTGTCTTTTTCTTAAACAATTTATATGTTTATAATAAAAATAATTACCTATTTTGTTAAAAAACTTTGATAACGTAAGCCAATGCCATAACATCATTTCTTATTTGCCTTTCTAATACTTTCTTTTCCTCTTTTAAATATACTTGCTACATCACCCTTACCCATAACCTTTGCTCTTTGTTCGCCAACAGTTAATATTTGTATCTTTCTTGCAAAAGGTTTATTAACTTTTTTAACTTTAGCAACTGTAGCTCTAGCATCTGCTGGTGTAGCAAATTTAATACCTACTGTATCTTTAGGGTTCTCATCAGTATATAAACGTCTACCAGAACCTTTTGGCTTCTTACCTGTTCCTACTCTTGGGTCTTTTTTCTTAGTCATTACTTTTTTTTCTTAACTGTCTGCTTTGCTCTTTTAAAGTTACCTTTAGTAGGCGCTCCTTTTGC